CCTTCACAATTGGTACCACCAGTGGTACCATAATAAAATAAAAAATCCTAACCAATTATAAATAAATTAGTTAGGATTTACTTTCGTGGAGTCGGAGATACAACATATTGTGTTTATTTTAAAATTAATAATTATACACAAACAGCACATTAATACTGAAAATCTGCATTTTAACACAATTTCAATACAAAACCAATACACCAACTTTACACCTATTATCTGCCAAAAATCTGCCAAATTATTGAAAAAAATAGTGCATCAGTAAGTTTAGTCTAAAAGTGCGATATTGTATGATGTTAAGGGAATTGAAACTAAAAGAAGAATAGATATGAAACAATCATCAACAGATTTAGCAAGAAATACTATCCTTGCTTTATTTAAAAGAAGAGATTCAAAAGCTACTCATTTCATGGATGCAGGGACATTGATGGGATTAACAAATAGCTTAGAAAATAGCCATGTTAATGAAGCTGTAGAACAAATTACAAACGAAGGTATTGTAACTCAAAGATTCGTAAGTAATAAATTTCAAGGCATCGTATTAACTGAAAAAGGTGAAGATTATTTATATAACTAATAGTAAATACAACTTTGTTATTAAATACCATAGAGTTCTATAGAAAAATTTACTATGAATAAATCAGAATTTATAATTAAAAAGATGGATTGTCCATCCGAAGAAAGTATAATTCGGATGAAATTAGATGATATTAAAGAAATTCAATCTCTCAACTTTGATATTCCTAATAGAAAACTTCTTGTATATCATAAAGGAAATTTAGATGCAATTACACAATCTATAAGTTCATTAAATTTCAACTCAGAACTTATATCTACTGAACAAACTGCAGATATATTAGATATACAATCTAACAATCAACAATCATCATTACTTTGGAAGGTATTAATTATAAACTTTCTATTTTTTGTAATTGAAATATTTACAGGCTTCTTTTCTCGCTCAATGGGATTAGTAGCTGATAGTATTGATATGCTTGCAGATGCTTTTGTATATGCGTTAAGTTTATTTGCAGTTGGAGGTTCATTAATTAAAAAGAAAAAAATAGCTAAAATCAGTGGATACTTTCAATTATTCCTTGCTCTATTTGGAGTTATAGAAGTGATAAGAAGGTTCTTTGGTTATGAAGAAACACCTAATTTTAAAACAATGATTATTGTTTCAACATTAGCTTTAATCGCTAATGGTATGTGTCTTTATCTACTTCAAAAATCAAAAAGCGATGAAGCTCATATGAAAGCAAGTATGATATTTACTTCAAATGATGTTATTATTAATCTTGGAGTAATTATAGCAGGTATATTTGTCTTTGTAACAAACTCTAAATACCCGGATTTAATTATTGGAACAATCGTATTTATAATCGTTTCAAAAGGTTCTTTCTCAATACTTAAACTTTCTAAATAAATTTAAAACATTAAATTATAGATATATACATTAACTTATTCGTGTGCCAACTATAAGTTAGTTGAATTTTAAAGACCGCCTGTTTGGGCGGTCTTTTTATTTATATCCCATCAGATACATCACGGATTAATATATAAGAAAATTAACACCCCGATGTATGCACTTTAAAGAAGTTACTAAGAGTAATAAAGGAAAAGTCAAAGGAACACCCAACCAATTCACCCAAGCGATGCGTGACCACATTAAGAATGTCTTAGAGAAAACGGAAGATGTAGCAATAGAAGATTTATTGTTATTAACGCCCCGTGATAGATGGATGGTGCGCTTGCAGTTGCTTGAATTCGTTACGCCTAAGCTTGCAAGATTAGAAGCTGAGGTGACACAGAAGAAAGTCCCTATAATCAATGTAATGACTTTTAACGGTGACCCTATAAAGGTGATTGAAGAACCGATTGTAGAACCTAAAGAGATAGAAGAAATCCCTGAAGCAATTGAAGAAGTTTTTGAAGAACCGATTTCAGAAATAACACCCGAACCTATTGAAGAACCAAAGGAAATTATTGAACCTATTAAGACAATCACATTTAAATCAAATTTGAGCTTTAAAAGAAAAAATAATGATGGTGTGTAATGGATTTTTTTATTAATCCCGCCTATCAACATCTATTAACATCAAAGAAAAAGTATTTAGTTCTTAAAGGCGGTGCAGGTAGCGGAAAGACAACTTTCGCAATTCAGAAAGTTTTTTTACGATTAATGTCTGAAGAAAAGCACAGGTTTTTAGTCATTAAAAAAATTAAGGACTCTATTCGTACAGGTATTTTCAGAGAATTCACCGATATAATTACACAGTATGAATTGGATGAATATTTTAAAATCAATCAAACAGATTTTACGATTACATATTTACCTAATAAAAATGAAATAATATTTAAGGGTTTGGATTCTGAATCAAAGATACGAGGTATCAAAGGTATCTCGTCAATACTTGTAGATGAAGCCTCAGACTTGGAAGAAGAAGACATGTTACAATTGATTGCCCGTCTTAGAGAGCCGAACGATAATTATAAACAGTTTATTATATGTCTGAACCCTACAGATGAGGAACATTTTTTAAAGAAGATGTTTTTTGATATAGAAGATGACCCTGATGTATTAACCTTATCAACTACTTTTCATGATAACCTTGCACTTCCTGAAGATTTTAAAATTGATATAGAAAAAAGATATAGAGGAAACGAACGCATGTATCGCATCTATATTTTGGGCGAATGGGGTTCAACTTCTACAAAAGGACAAATGTTTAACCAATTTGAATACACGAAACATGTTAAACCAACAGCCTACAACCCTGATAAGACATTACATATATCAATTGACTTTAACACACTACCCTATTGTTCATTATCCGTATGGCAAATTAACAAAGCGGTAAAAGATGAAGTAACAACAAACGAATTACACTGTATAGATGAAATAACAGGTGATGGAACGAAGGAAACATGTATAAATTTCTTATCAAAATATTCAAACCATCAATCACCCGTTTATTATTATGGTGACCCATCGGGTAAAAAAGAAGATACAAGAAGCGAACGAGGCTACAACGACTTTAAGATTTTACAACTAGTCTTAGATGAATTTTCATTAACATCTAAACTATTAAGCAAGCAACCACCCGTACATAAACGAGCGGAATGGATTAATTTAATTTTTGAAAGCGAATATGAAAATTTTAGAATCATTATAGACCCTTCTTGTAAGAAAGTTATCTATGATTTGCTTTATGCGAAAGTAGATGAAAGCGGTGATAAGTTTGTTCAGAAGAAAAAAGATAAAGAAACAGGAAGAAGCTACGAAACAACACACCATTGGGTTGATGGTATGGCTTATTTTATTTGTTCAGCGTTTCAAACAGATTTCAATAATTATTTACATGGTCGTAAAAGTTCAACACCAATACCACAATATCGTTTTGGTTCATATACGATACCTAATAATAAAAGAATGTGGTAAATCCACATTCTTAATATATAAGATAAATATATCATTTATAAATGTTTTTAAAACCTGATAACTCTGACTATTGGAATATAATTAACCCAATTGAATTTAATCAATTACTAAAAGGAAATCCACAAATAGATTTAACCTTTCAAGAAACACAAGCTATACAGTTTGTAGCTTCTCAAATATCACAGCGTTATAAAACCGATATGATTTTTGAAGCTTTTCAAGTATTCAATTTATCAAATACCTATTACCCTAACGATAGAGTTTATACAGCTTCTACATCGGGTAATACATACTATTATAATATCAATTCATCTACAACAGGTATAACGAATATTGATATTACAGATTCTTCAACATGGAAATTAGGAGACAACAGAAACTTAGTATTAGTTAAATACATCTTAGATATAGTTATCTATAATATAATGAAAACATGTAATTATCGTAATCAACAAGATTTAAGAATACAGTCTTACAACGAAGCGATAGCATTTTTCAATTTAATCGCTGAAGGTAAAAGAAATATTGATTTACCTGAAGTAGATGCAAAGAATCAGGAAGGTTACGCCCTTCGTTGGGGTTCTGACAAACCAAGAACAAATAATTTCTTTTGGTCATAAAAGAGATAAAAAAATAATTAATTATGAATGTCAATTATATCAAATCTATGGAATAAAGCAACAGGTAAAACAGAAGTCGTAAAAGGTGTTCAACCTACTGAAGTAATAAACCTACAACAAAACCGAATTAAACAACAAGTATATAGAACGGAACAGGAAATCGGAAAGTGGCGTTCTGCTGTTAAGTTTGCGGAAAGTGAAATATTCCCGAACCGTTATCAATTATATCAAATCTATCAGGATGTTGTGTTAGACCCGCATTTAACAGCAGTTAGAAACAACATTAAGAATAAATGTTTAGGCGTTGAATATGCTATCGTTGATGAAGACGGTGTTATTGATGAAGAAAAAACAAAATTTCTAAAAAACTCTAAGTGGTTCAAAAAATACAAAACATACAGAATTGAAACAGAAGATTATGGACATTCCGTTGTGCAATTTCATCCTATTGTTAATGGCAATTTTTCAGATATAGAATTAATCAGACGAGTAAATATTAGACCTGAATTACATCTATATGTTAATAGCTATGTAGAATTTACAGGTATTGATTATACCCAAGAACCCTACAACAATTGGATAATTGAAATGGGTGATAGAAAAGACTTAGGTTTATTAATGAAGGCTTCACCGTGGGTTATTTGGAAAATAAACAATGTAGTATTCCACGCTTTATATAATGAAAAATATGGCTCACCATTCACACACGGTCAAACAGATATAACGGATGCAAAATTGGCAGATAACATGATGCACATGTTACAATCATTTGGTAACTCATCATATTTGATGAGTAATTTAGATGATAAGTTAGAATTCGTTTCACCTTCTAACGGTGATGGTAAAACTTATGAAGTATTTGCGAACTTTTGCGACCAACAGATTTCTAAGTTATTTTTAGGTAATACAGGTGAGACAGATATGGCAGGTGGTGGGACATTTGCACAGGCTAAAGTTCATGCTGAAGTATCAGAGGAAACAGCGAAGGCATATTTAAGTATGATTGAAACAGATATTAATTCACAGTTAATACCTTTCTTAATCAGTCATGGTATGAATTGGGAAGGCTACAGTTATACGCATGTATTTAATGAATCAATTTCAATCATGGATAAGTTTTCTATTTATGAAAGAATAAAAATAGCAGGTTATGATATAGATACCGAACAATTTGAAAAAGAATTTGGTGTAAAGATTACAAAACCTGAAGCACCAATAGAATCAACAAAACCGAATAATTCTGTTCTAAATTTTATGAAACCACAACAGAAATAAATCATTCGGTTTGTTGTGGTCAAATATTGAATGTAGAAGGAACGAACGGTATTAGCGAACATCTTTTTTATCACATGACGAAAAATGTCTATGATAAAAAACAAGATGATGATTTAATTGATGAAGCTTTAGCACTTGCACTTTATTTATATCTATTAAAAGGATTTGACAACCCTTCAGCTTCTATTAAGCAGAATTTAAAAGATTTCTCAGTCTTTAAAAATTTCCATAATAAGAAAGATTTAATTGATTTATTGAAAGCTAATCCTGATACAACTTTTGAAGAATTTGTTACGCTTGCTAAACCTATTAACGATGAATTTAATAAATATTGGTTAGAGACAGAATATAAGTTCGTAAAAGAATCTTCATTATTTAATAAGGAATGGAAACAATGGAAAAAGGACGGGGTTAAATATCTTCAGTTCGTAACTATGCGTGATGACCGAGTAAGACCTGCACATGCAGAATTAGACGGTATTACAAAACCGTTTAACGATGAGTTTTGGGATACGCACCAAACACCTTTAGATTGGAATTGTCGTTGTAAAATTATAGCCGTTGATGAAGCACCAATAACAAATTCAAAAGAGCATGATGATGTTATTGAACCTATGTTTAAAAATAATATTGCAAAATCAGGTGTAGTATTCACAGAGCTTCACCCCTACTTCCAACATGTTCAATCAGCTACCAAAGAGAAACTATACAAGTTAGCAACGACTATTTAATATATACCCGTATGGGTGTTCATATTGATATAGTTGTAAAGCGATGGGAGAATTTAAAAAAAGTATTCCCTGATAAGATTGCTGATGTATCATTAGGTTTTTATAAGAGAAATTATTTAAGACAAGGTTGGTCGGATAAGTCGTTTCAAAATTGGAGACCTAAAAAGAATCCAAACGGCTTACCAATATTAGTAAAGACGGGTCATTTAAAAAGGTCTTTCGCTTATTCAAAACAGGGCTTTAAAAAAATCAGAATTTTCAACCCTGTTTCATATGCAAAGTATCACAATTTCGGAACTACAAAAATGCCTAAACGACCTTTCATTTATAAATCAGAAAAAATGAATGATGAAATCAAAACTCTTTTGATAAAAGAACTAAAAAAATTATTTAAATAAATTGAATAGTAATATAACAAATGATTTATACGATAAAATACAATCTTCAATTCCTGAGATTCTACACTGTAAAAGATGGAATAACCAAGTAAAGAATATTGAAAAAGAATACTTCTTTCCAACACCTGCCATCTTTATAGAGTATAAGGATAGTAGCATCATAATATCAAATAGCTATAATAGAATAATTGAATTCACTGTTAGTATCCATCTTATATATAATTCATCATTATATGAAGATTTATCAATATTAGATTTAAAACAAAAGGTATTTACTAAGCTACAAGGATATTCAACATCAAATTTTTCAAGCCTTCAAAGCATAGATGAACAGGATGATTTAGAGCATGACCAACTTTATGAAATCATTTTAGATTTCAAATCATCATTCTCAGACATCATATCTGATAATACTTCAAGTATTCATATTACATCAATTGATTTAGATGTTGAGATAGATGATAACGATGAGTAAATAATATATAAGCTTACAGCCTTCAGGCTAAAAAAATATATTATGAAACAGTGGCAAGACCAATAAACGAAATCTACAGTGATATAATCGCTTATGCGAACTCAGACCCCAAATTAACCGAATTAACTTCTACATCACAATTAGCCTTATATAAGCTAATTGCTTTTTGTGTTGCTACTTCATTAAACTATCATGAGCAGTTAATAGATGAGTTAGTAACAGAAATTGAAACGCATATATCACCTATTAATACAGAAAAATGGTTTTATGACCAATCTTTAAAATTTCAGTATGGTGATGTAATACAAATTGGTAACGATTTTTTACCGTACTACCCTGTAATAGACCCTACCAAACAAATCATAAAGCGTTGTACAGCTAAAGAAACGACTGATGATATTGTTGAATTAAAAGTTGCTACATATGATAGTAGTAATAATTTAATTGCTTTAGACACCGACCAAATCAACGCTTACGAATCATATATAAATACCATTAAACCCGCAGGAACACCCGTAAGAATCATATCATTAAACAAAGATAGATTAATGGTAAATGCGAATATTTACTATGACCCACAATATACTTTATCGGTGGTGCAGGAAAATGTTAAAAATACAATTAATAATTATTTAGCTACGCTTCCTTTTAACGGTGTTGTTTCTTTATCACAATTAGAAATTCAATTAATAACAAATACAGAAGGGGTATTGGATTTAGTATTTAACGAAGTGAAAGGAAGAACAGCAGGTATATCAATCACTTCAGCGATTCCATTTAACAGATTCTATGAAACTTCAGCGGGTTATATAATCAGTGAAGATACACCATCTTATACATTAGATGATACTATAACTTACATAGTCTTCACAAATTAATATATAATTCATGAGTAAGTACGATATAAATTTTATGAAGGTCATTGAATACAACACACCACCTGTTAAACAAAGTGGTACGGCTTTCTTAGCCTATTTAAATTGCTTGATTCAACCGCTACAAGATAAGCACGATGAGATATTCTATAATTATTACCCTGACTTATTACAACGATTGAATTACAATTCACAGACAATAGTTTTTGAAGCGGTTTTAAATAAAATATTCGGTGTTACATCAGCACCATTTATTTATATAAATAATACATCAAATTCAATTTCACCTATCTTCTTCCCTAAAGAAGTTGAAGGTTATAACGGGGTTTATTTTGGTAAAGAAAGCGAAGAAGAACCTATTTATTTCGCTAAAGAAAGTGAAATCAAACAGACATACGATTTTATTGTGAATGTTCCGATTGCTTATACAGCATCAGACTTACAGATAAGAGCAACAGTAAAAAAATATAAAGTTGCAGGTAAAAAATTCACAGTGATTTATTACTGATTAAAAAATAATTAACATGAATTGAAAAAATTAATTACAGATTCTAATGGACAAATCCCGATTTACTCAGATGATTTATCGGGAATACTTCAAAACGAAATATACACGGCTTCATTAGCACATTTAAAATCATTGAGTTCAACGACTCCATTAATTATAAATGGTTGCGATGCAACGCTATCAGGTTCTGATGTTACAATAACTTCAGGCTACATCTACATTAACAATGAAATAATTCCTTTTAATGGTTATACAGGAGCTTACCCAGTTTATATCTCACAAGGCACGAACGCAATAACTACAAGAGTGTTCAAAGACGGTTCAACAAACCCCGCAGTAATAGAGACTTCAACAACAACATCTTTAACAATTCCAACAGATAGTTATATCGTTTTTGACCCTTATACAAGTCAAAGATATTCAGATGTATTATCTCGCTATTCAACAAAAAAAGGACAGATAATTGAAGTTGCATTATTTGACATCACTTCAAAATTTGACGGGACGGGACTAGGTAAATGGGAATGGTACGGTTACGCACTTTGTAATGGTAATAATGGAACACCGAATTTAAACGGTCGTGTAACTATCGGTGACGGTACTTATACAGAAACGGGTTTTTCTCACAGCTATACATATGGTGAAAACGGTGGTAAAGCGGGGGTTAAATTAACAGGTGCTCAATCAGGTATTAAAGACCACAACCACGATATAACACAAACACCCCATCACCACGGTATAACATCAGCAGAAACAGGTTGGTACTATCGTAACGCCTCTGATGGTGGTGGTGGTAACTATTTCGGTTCAACTCCTACAGCTTTCCCATTCTCAGTAAATACAAGTAACGGAAACGCTAATATATCAATCAATAATACGGGTAATGTAGATGCTGATGATTACCATGAAAACAGACAGCCGTTTTATGCTGTTAAAAAAATAATAAGAATAATCTAATGAGTAAAGAATTAGCAACACCTAACATTTTATTATATGGAACAATAGGAAGCGATATAAGCGGTAAAGACATAGCGAATCAAATATATGATTTAGACAATCAAGGTTATAAATCTTGTAACATACGAATTGTATCAGGTGGCGGTAATGTATTAGATGGTATGATGATTTACAATGCTATTCGTAATGTTAAAATGAAAGTCAATACTTACAATGATTACATGTCTGCAAGTATAGCGGGTGTAATACTTTTAGCTGGTGATAAAATTAATTGTGCATCAAATTCATTGTTCATGATGCACAACCCATCTATGCCTATCACAGACCCTAAAGATTTAGAGGTTTTAGAAAATATCAAACAAACATTAGTACAAACATTTGTTGAACGCACAGGAAAAGATGCGACAGAAGTAAGTGATTTAATGAATCGTACAACATGGTTAAACGCTAACGAGATGTTAGAAGGGAAGATGTGCGATGAAATATATAGTTCATACAGATTCAAAGATGTTGTGAATATTGATGAAACAGTCAATGATTACGACAACGATAAATTGATGATGATAACTAACAAAATAATTTCAAACAAAAAAATGGAAGAAAATAAAATGAAAGATTTAGAAAACAAAATTTCTGAATTGACAAACAACGAAACAACTCTTAAAGATGAAAACGAATCTTTAAAAGCAAAAGTTGAAGCCTTAGAAAAAGAAATCAACGCTAATAAAGAAAAAGAAATTGTTGAAACAATTGAAAATTCTTTATCAACTAAAAAAGTTGATGATGTTACTAAATCAGAATTGATTGAATTAGGTAAAGCATCAGGATTTGACAAAGTTAAAAACTTAATCAACGCTTTACCTAACAAAGAAAAAGAGTTTGTAAGCTTAACAGCTACAACAGCAACAAACACAGCTATCGCAAATGAAAGAGCAAATTGGGATTTACAAGATTGGTCTAAAAATGACCCAATCGCTTTAGAACAAATTTACAACAACGATAAAGAATTATTCAAGAAGCTTACAGATAAAGCAACTGAAAATAGAAAATACTTAGTTAAGTAATTAGCTAACGAATAAAGAAAATTAGTACTCAACTACTAAACAAAAAATAATATGACAAAATAATGCCTTTAGAAAAATCATACTTCCTACCCGATTTACAGGAAGCACTTTACAAAAACAACGACTTCTTAACTGATTCAGTAAGTCATGATGCTTTTTTTGATGGGAAATATATAAATGTTCCTCAAACAAACTCTTCACCAAACAGCGTAATTGTTAATCCTACTTCTTTCCCTTTAACAGCGGTTCAAAGAACAGATGATAATTTAGTTTATGCTCCTGATACAATTGCGTTAGTTCCTCAATTCGTAACTGATATTGAAAGCTTCCAAGTTGCATACCCTAAAAGACAATCTATCATGTACAACCAATACAAGACATTGGGTCAAGTTGTAGGTGATAAAGCTTTATACAATTGGGCAAAAGGTAATTCAGGTTCAAATGGTACAGTAATTTTTACTTCAAGTACTACAGCCGTTGGAACATCATTACCAACAGGTGCAACAGGAACAAGAAAAAAATTCACAGCTAATGATTTAGCTTCTGCAAAACAAAGTTTAGATAAACAAAATATCCCTTCAGGTGATAGAGTTGCAGTAATATCTTCTGATATGATGAATGATTTATTAACTGACCCTGCAATTCAACAATACTTATCATTAGGTACAATTACTATGATTGACGGAAAGTTACCAAAACTTTACGGTTTCAAAATTTACGAAAGAAGTTCGGTTTTAGTTTATGATAAATTCGGTGTGATTAGAGATAACACATCTTCTTCATTCACTACAGCTTCAACGGATTGTCACGGTGCTATATTCTATTCAGCTTCAGCAGTTGGTAGAGCACAGGGTAATATGGACATTGAAGCAATCAGACAAGTAGCTTTATACTTAGGTGATATTATCGGTGGATATGTTCAATTCGGTTCATCTGCATTAAGAAAAGACGGAAAAGGTATCGTTACGATTGCTCAGAAATGGGTATCATAATTAACAACAATATAAATAATGAAAGGGGTTAGTTTTTCGCTAACCCTTTTTAATAAAAAATAATTAACATGAAGTGGCTATTAATAATGTCAATATCACAATTGACCCATTCGGGTTAAACACATCTATAAGCGATAACGAAGATTTTATATCAGGTTTTTCAATCTATGCTTCATCATTACCATCAGGATTCAGTTCATCAGGTAATGTAATTGAGATGTTCAGCATTAATGATGCTGAGGGTGCAGGTATTTCTTCTTCTTCTTTCGGGCTTGCTCACTATCAAATCAGCAGATTCTTTACGCAAGCACCGTCTGCACCTTTATATGTGCAGATGAATGTGACACCATCAGGTGCGCACACATTTCAAGAAGTTGCAAATTTACAATACTTCGCACAAGGTAAGATTAAACAAGTGGGTGTAATAACACCTAAAACGCTATCTACCTTACACGCTACAACTTTGCAAAACATTGCATCTACTTTAAAATCGCAAGATAAAGATTTACAAATCATATATACAGGTGATGGTTCAACACTTTCATTAAGTTCATTAACCGATTTAAGATTATTAACAAATCCAAATGTATCAATATGTATCGCTGAAGACGGTGCAAACATTGGCAAATCATTAAGAACATCAACAGGTAAATCAGTATCAGCTATCGGTGATATGTTAGGTATGATTGCTCGTTCATCAGTTTCTGATTCAATCGGAAACCCCGCAAATTTCAACGCTGTTAGAGATGCAGAATTAGACACTATAGCATTCATCACAGGTGATTTATATAGAAATCTTAACCCTACTTTAATAAATCAATTAAGCGACTACCATTATAACTTCTTAATCAAAAGAAAAATGGATGGTTCTTTTTGGAACGATTCAAAAACAGCCGTTGCAGATACAAACGACTTATCAACTATTGAAAACAATAGAGTAATTCAGAAAGCTAAAAGAAATATCATACAAATTTTAGAACCTGAAATTGCTGATAAGTTAAGAACAAATGATGATGGAACTATTCAAGCGGGTTTATCAACTTACTTTGAAGGTTTAATTGCAAGGGCATTAGATGGTATGAAAGCGAACGATGAAATATCAGGCTATTCAGTTTTCATTAATCCAAAACAAAAACCTGCAACAACATCATCAATCGCAATTGTTGTAAAATTATTACCTATCGCAATCGGTAGAAATATAAACATAACGCTTTCATTTAGCGTGAGCGTTTAAAATTTAGTATTCATTACTAAACAAAAAAATTATGAAATAAGAAATGGCAATACAAACAGTGTTCCAAGGTGCTTTATATGGTTTCCCGAATTTACGAGCTACTATCATGGGTACTTTCGTGCAAAATATTAGAGCAGTAAAATATTCTGAAAAACAGAAACAAGATAATGTATATGGTGCAGGTTCTGAAGTTATCGGTGTAGGTTTCGGAATCAACGAGTATGAAGGTGAAGTTGAATTATTGTTTGAAACAATACAGGCTTTAATCGCAATCGCTCCGAATGGCAAATTAACGCAGATTACTTTTTTTGACATCGTTTATACTTACGAGTTGAACGGGTTAATTAAAAAAGCAGTGTTGAAAAATTGCACATTCATGGAAAATTCAATAGACATTAAATCAGGTGATACTTCAATATGGACTTCATTACCGATTAGAGTAACATCTATTGAATGGAAGTAAAAAATAAAATTATTAAAATGAAAGAAGAAGAAAAATTAGATAATTATGAATTAGAACAGTTAAAAATTGAAGGTTTCAAAAATCAATATAAAGGCGAAATAACAACTATTTCGGTAACGGATGATAACGGTGTAGAACATAAAGTTTATTTAAAGCCTGTTGATTTTAATACTTATGCAAGTGCCTATTCTAAACTATTCAACCTTCAAGGTGGTTCAGCTAATACATTATTAGCGGGTTCGGTAATATTAGAAAGTTGTACATGTGAAGATATAACAGGGATTTATAATAATCCTAAACTGTATGCGACATTCGCAGGTTTAGCGGTTAATCAAATCAGCTTATACCAAGGAATTATAAAAAAAAATTAGAAGAATTCACAGTATCTGAAAACGATGAATTTAGACAAAAGAAAATATTGTTAAAACATTACTTTCAAATTGACTTTGACACATTAAACGAAACTGAAAAATTTGAATGGACATGTAATTTAGATTGGTTCATAGAAAGAGAAAATAAAAAATGGAGTGCTTAACGGCACTCTTTTTTTTTGCCCTTATAAACAGGCTCAAAAATAATATATAAGGGAAATCATTTAAACATTTAATGGATGGTAGTATAGATGTAGGTATAAATTTTATCATAGATGAAAACTTAACAAAAGCATTTCAAGACTTACAAAAACAAGTTACAGGACTTCAAACACAAGTATCAGGCGGGGGTAATTCATTATCATCTTCTTTTAAGATGTTAGGCGGTGCTATTGCGGGTGTGTTTGCATTGGGTCAGATAAAAGAATTCGGTGGTCATGTAATTGACACATTAGCGGAATTTGAAAAGTATGAAGCTGTATTAACAACAACTTTAGGAAGTAATTCACAGGCTAAAAAGGCAATGGCAGACATCACCGACTTTGCAGCTAAAACACCTTTCGCAGTTGATGAATTAACAGATTCTTATATAAAGCTTACTAACCGTGGGATGCAACCAACCTTAGACGAAATGACTAAGATGGGTGATTTAGCTTCTTCAGTGGGTAAGCCTATTGACCAATTAACAGAAGCGATATTAGATGCTTCATCAGGTGAATTTGAAAGATTAAAAGAATT